ATGAAATGGATGGGGCTGGATTGGAAGTTTTTTACGACGAGTGTCATTGCTTTAGCCGCCCTAGCAGCATCTATATATTTTCCGCAATCAGAGTTGAACGGGCATTCCCTTACGGCTCGCCTCATTTCATCTTCCGCGCTACAAGTACCCGCCGATTCGAAAATCCAAGATCTGCAGATAACCGTAAACGGACGCGCAATAGCTTCCCCCTACATCTCCTCTCTGATTTTAATTAACACCGGTTCCAAGCCAATATCTAGCGCTGACTTTGAGTCCCCCCTGGTGCTGAGCACGCGCAATGATTCAACGCTGATAACAGCGCAGATCACAGGATCAGAACCTGCAGACATACCCGTTAAAACTCTTGTTGAAGACGGCAAATTGAAGATTCTGCCCTTCCTTTCGAATCCGAAAGATCAGATCAAAATCACGCTCGTAAGCTCGGGAGGTTTGGATCTGGTAGTAAAGGCGAGGATCGCGGGAGTGAAAGAAATAACCTACGAGGACATGACACAACCCAGCCCGAACATTGTTAGAGCTGTGGTGTCCACGGTATTGGCCTTAGCGTCCGTATCGATGTACGCATTTTTCTTTAGCGTAGGCCCTTCGCGTCCCGGCGTAAGAGTCGATACAGGCATACGCCTTATAACTGTTATCTGCTTAGCAGCCGCAGCAGTAACCTACGGCAGTCGATTGATAGAATTTTTCGGCAATGGGGCCACAGCATTTGTTGTCTCGACACTCCTTTTTGTTTGCGGATCACTTTCTGGTGTTTACCTCGGCGGTAGGAACCGTCGCAGGTATGGAGACTAGCTTCCCAACGAGGGTTCGATTCCCTTCACCAAATAGCCGCACAGCCTGATGCCACCCCCACATAGGTGCCAATCCTAAAATTCGTGGGGGCGCGAAAAAACAGTAATATTAGTAATATCCCCCCAGAAAAATAGCCACAGCCCTTGTAGATCAAGGCATCCAGAGCTTTTTGGAAAAGGCGATATTTAAGCAATAGGAAGGCGATATTATTACCTTTCTTAAAAGCTATATTTCTATTCCTTAAAACCCAATGAATCCGGGGGTTTGACAGAAATATTACTTTTCATATCGCTTCATATTACCTTCCCTTGTAATACCGAAAGCCCAGTAAAACCGGGGCCTCCAGACTCATTGGAACCCCCATATAGCTGATATCGCTCGTTTTGAAACGACCACTCACCACTTAAGAATCAATCTCAATAAAACGACGTTTTTTCATGGAGCCTGGATCGGTTGCAAAAAGGGAAAACAAATCGTCGATCGCGTTCAGTTCTGTGAAATCCATAAAATGCGCTACAGCCCCCGCCAGTCTTGGCCTGCAGAGAATTTAAGCCTCTCTTCGCACACCATCGATCTCCGCTCAAAAAAGATCGCGCACGTTTTCGAAAGCCTTCCGAAACCCATGTTTTAAAAGTTCCTACCCAATGAAACCGGGGGTTCCAGCGTCACCCCGTCCGCGACCGCCCTGAGTGCCGCTGTGCAACCGCTCTGCATTTCCCTTCAAAACTTTGCACTCTGTGAAATGGCCGATCCCCTGAAGAGCCCCACGGCCCGCCTGGGCTGCAGGTTCGTCTGCACTACATCCGGATTTGCACAAAAAAAGGACGCAAGGCCCGTCGGCGGGAGGGGGATAAGTGCTTTTCATCGTTTTTTTTTTGCCATCGAAGAGTTTTCGAATCGGGCTGCTATGTTTTTCTGATATCGGAGAGCGATTCAAAGGGACACTGCGATGGACGAGAGCTGGATGCTAAAAATTAGCTATAAGGAACACGGTCTTCCGAGAGAGGTATTCATAACCACTCCCATAGGTGCGAGAGCAGATGAGTACGCTGCGCTGTTTAATATTCTTAGAGACTGTGAAAAACGGAAAGGCGTTGCCATCGATTTGGCGGTAACCGGAGCAGAGCAGTTGCATCCGCAGGTGACAGCGTTAGGTATAACCGACGTTACGTGGGAGTTCGTGTAAGAGTTGAGAACTGGTACGAATGGACCTTCCCCAAACCATTCATCCACTGCATTGGATCCTCCGCTAACAAGCCCCACAACGGCCATGGCGATAAGGCGCAATGTCCTGGTGAACTCGGCGGTCAGCGCTGATCTCGGCCGCAGCACCAACATTGCCCGCGTGGACGTGAGAATGCCGCTTGACCCGGATCCATTGCCGCAGCTGCTGGACGCAACACTGGCAAGGATGGCTCACACGGGTTTTGTTTTAAGTGGCATTGAATACATTGACGGTTGCGCTTACGCGCAATCTTGGTGGTGTCGACTGGAATAGCTGGTGTTAGAAAACGACTGTTCTGAGCCGACCGAAACAAGAGCAGAATCCAAGGACGCGCTGACACACTTTCTAGGCCAACTTCTACCTGGTGACAGACAAGTATAAGCCCGAACACCCGGGCTTATACTTATGTAGCAAACCGCAATTTACGCAGCCAACCCGTACACGTTAGCCATATACGCATTAACGTCTTCAAAACCACTTTGATGGTCCGACGAAAACATATCCACATTGAACATGATCAACTCTGAAAATTGACCTTCCCAAAACAAAACACCACTGGCCGGGCCACCTATAACGAACGGGGACGTTGCCGTGTCTGCTGCAGCTGTCACGTCTGTAGCACGCACGCCATTTGATCGGGCTTTGAGCTTTGCGCCGTCCCAAACGATCCACACCGCGTTCCATTGTCCAAAGGCAATTGGAAACTCGATAGTCGCCGCACCATAGAGGAAGTTCATCTTCGCCACCGCATTCGCTGGGGTCGACAATGCCGCTCGAACAGTTGAGCTGGTAAAACGTCCCAGACAAATCTGCGTAGAGCCCCCTGGTAAAGCAGGCTTGATCAACACCAGGAGCGAGAACGGCTTAGTGGTGTCGAGCACCCCGGTGGACAGTGGATAACGTGTCGTCGCCGCCGGCGTGAAGGCCAATGCGGAATAACCACCCGGTACCGCGTTATCCACCAGGGCGGCCTGGTTGGCCGCGATCGACTGCATGACCGCCATGGCACTCGGTCCGCCTAACGACAAGACTTTGCCACCGGCAAACGTGGCGTAATCCGCGTCCGCCTGGATCCACCCGGCGAAGCCAGGTGCACCTTTAATAAGCTCTACCAGCATCGGTTCTTGACCGGCGGGTTCAATGGACCAAGGGAGTTCGATTCCTGCAGGCATGTTGATTGTTCCTTACGCTACGAGGCGTGAATGACGGGCCAGGTAATGGCGAATAAATTCAGGGACGTTAAAGCCCTGTTCGTAATAGGTGCTGCGGGTCCGTGACACCGCGCACACGTTGCCGCCCAGTTGATACCAGCCAGCGACACCTGAACCTACGTCCATGCCGTAGCGGACAGCCGCAAGGTTTCCGGTAGGTACAGAGGCCAGCGTCAGGACAATGGTGTTCGCGCTGTAGGCGATATTGCTGATCGGGGTGTCACCGTTGCTGTCTCGGTACACAAACCCATCCTGTGCAACTTGAGGCGGCCAATCGGTTTTTTTCACTACCTCGAAAGTCCCTGGCGGCAAGGCCAGCGTGATGGTGACCACTGCTCCCACCCGAGAGACGCTTTGCATTTGCAACGGTGTCCAGGTTCTTCCACGCTGGAGCTGCAACCGAAAATCGCTGTAAACATCACCCATCATCATTCGGCCTTCAGCGGTCAAATGCTGAACATCGCTCACGGGGTACGGATACAACGTGCCTACCAGTTCCGTATCGGCGCGGTTGTTCGCGGCATCCAGCTGCGGATTGGCCACGCCGTTATCCGGCGCGACTCCCGCGATCTGCCAAAGGGCAATTTTCGGATCAAAGAGCTGGCCGGTACGTGCCTTTATTGCTGGTTTAACCGCGTCTGCCCAAGTGGCGTAGTCCGCTGCCCAGTTCGCTCCGGCCTCACCCTGTACACGGGTGATGTAGTGGCACTCGGTAGTCCGTTGATACAGGGCGGCACACAGCACGGATTTCTCCGTGAACGTCATGAGGTTGGTCCAGTTATTGGTCCCTGGCAGGAAACCGCTGGCGGGGGTGTCCCCCTGCCATGCCGTGTAACCGATTACGCCTGGCTGGGCGATGCCTTCGCGGCATTGCTGTCTGGCCCAGGCAAACGCTTGCATGGTGATGGGGTACTGACCCAAAGGCGTCGCCGGGTCGTACAGGGGGACCAGATCGGTCAGCGTGGCGCCGTCGACCAGCCCGTTGCTTCCTTGCATCTGAAAACGACCGTTCAGCGAGAGAACGCTATGGGGCCATTGCGCGCTGGTGAGCTTTGCACCCGCTGCAGCGCCCGTGCCCGCGCCTCCCTGATTCGATTGACCAGCCCCGGGCATCAGTTCGATGGGAACTGCACGGCTGACAACCAACGTGTCATGAATGCCGTTTCGACGTTGCAGCGCGTCGTAGATCTGCCCGCCTTTGTCCTGGACTGCGGCAATGTTGTGGGTGTCGGTCTTGCGAATATTGCTGACGGCATAGGCACCGCGGACATCCGAAATCGGATAGATCGGATTGGCCCCCACTCCCAGGAGCGCTTTGAGCTTGGGCGACGGAATGAACGTCAAACGTCCTTGAGGATCTGCCGACAACACCTGGTGCGGCGTGCCGGCCGGATCACGGGCATAAAAGAGCGTCTGCCCGGAAAACCCGGTGTGCCTGGACGACTCGGATTTCGTCAACGTCAGGCCGTTCATTTCGTGAACGCCATCGGGGCGAATCGCATGCACTTTTTTGCCATGGATCATATGGACCCACGGCGCCCGGAAAGCATTCCGATGGAAGCGTTTCGATGCCAGCGGGTAGGTCGAGCGGGCGATTGCCTGCAGGCTGCTCGTGCTGGGATACCCGCTTTGTTCAACGGCTTCGCCGGCGACATTCTTGTACACGATCAAAAACTGGCTGCCAGCTGCAGACGCGACCGTGAAGGTTTGGCCACTGACCGTCGTCGCTAATCCGTGTGCGATGTCATTTTTGACGCCGGCCACCAGTTGTGTGGCGTCCCGGGCCACTTCGGCACGATTCGCGGCGGACTCGGCTGCTTGGAGTGATTCGGACACATCATTGAACTGCACGCGGATACGGTAATCCCGGGCGTCCTTGATTACCCGCAAGTCGTACAAACCATTGGGCGCCGCAAATTGCACCAGGTTCTCTTCGGCTATGAACGGGTTAGAAAGGATCTCACCATTGGCCTTGAGTAATCCGTTGGCTTTGCTTTCGGTACCGCGCAAATACAGGTAGCAAGTCGCTCCGACGAGAGCGTTTCCTTGATCATCCTGGGGAAAGAAATTCTTGAGTTCCAAATTAGGCTCCGGTGATGGGCTTAAGCTGCCCAGCAAGCGTTTGGCCGGTACCGGCGTTGGTGGTGAAGTTCGCGGCGTTGCTGGGGACGGGGCTGGATCCGTGCATATGGGTCGCGATCTCGGTATTCATCTGCGTGACCAGGTCAATCAAATCGCACAGCACCTGCAGCACGTTCACGTCTGCTGATCCCAACCAGGTCTTGGGTGCGATGCTGCGACGGGCGCCTTCGATCCGCTCGAGCAGATCGCCCCCCACGGTAAGGTTGAGTTTCTGGGCCACGACCTGGTTGAGGTCCCGCCCGCTGGCCAGGTGCAGGTCATCCAGTGCGGCCAGGCTGGCGGATCCGCCCGACAACAACTTGAGCGCGCCGATCGCCTCGATCGTCTTGATGCCTCCGACCGACTCGCTCGAATGGTCGTCCACTTCCACCTTGCTGCTCTGGTGGCGCTCAGCGTTGGTCAGGCTCTCAACCTCCCGCTCGATCGACTTGTCCAGGATCCGGCCGTCGGTCTGGCGCAGCCAGTTGCCGTCCGCATCGGCGCGTTGCTGGGTCGCTTCGCTGTGCTGCCACACCTGGTCACCTTTCGGCACCTTCGGCAGGCTGAGTCCATGCGGCAGAATCGCCTGGATAAAAGGCTTGCTCGGCAGACCGTAGGCGAAGGACACGACCACCCGGGTTCCTTCTTCGGGGAAGGCGAAAAAGCCCATCTCATCGCCCCCCATGGGCATGGGCAGCGGCACGCCGGCCAGAACCGGCAACTGCGGATCCGGCTCGTCATCCTCACCCAACAGTTCCAGGTCCACCGCGAAGCGTGGACGGAAGTCGTCGCAGATCCCGGCGCCGGCCGGGGCATCGGCCACCCCCACCACACGAGCAAAGCGCGGCAGGTGATAACCACCGGTGAGTTCGGGAAATTGCCGCTCTACGCTGCGGCAGATTGCGTCTTCCATCGGATCGCCATTTGATTGCCGGTGAGCGTCACGTTGGTGATCCGCTCGCCTTGGTTGATGGATGCTCCTGGTCGCAACCCGGGGAGGGCCGCGATCATCGCGCTCTGATTGTTCTGGTAGCCATTGAACAGCTCGGCGGGCAGCTGCAGCGGCGATCGGGAACCGAAGAAACCGTCTGCCCAACTGCCCACAAACACTTCGCCGTCCCCCTGCTGCTGCCACATGAAATCGGGAATCCCGAACACCCGGGGCAAGCTGTCCATGGCCTGGTATCCGGCGGCGAGGTTGTAAAAGAACGGGGTTTTGACCTTGGCGTAAGCCTTGTCAGGTACGCGAAAGCTCAGCCCGGTTTTCTGGCTGATCTCGGCCAGCACTGTACTCAGATCCGCATGGCGCAGATTGAGCGGCAATGGGTTGGCCAGGATCGCGGCCAGCTCGCGACAGAACAGCACCTGCTCGATCGCGTTGGACGACGTGCAGCGCTCGACGTAGCCGATGAAGTGGCGCTGCAGCGGGCTGTCGTTGTAGCCGATATCAAGGGTGACTAACCCCTTCACCGGTGCCGCTGCCTGGATGGTCAGCGTTGCTCGGCCTGGGGTTCGCAGTTCAAGGCGAACGTCATCGCTGACCAAGGGATACATCACACCGCCAATGGTCAGCACCTTGTGTAGTTTCATGCTCATGACCCACCGCCCAGGTAGTTATCCAGTTTTTTCAGGGTGGCTTCGAAGCCGGTCAGTTCCTCACCTGGTGCGCCGGTTTCGCTTGCACCTGGTGCAGTCACGGACTGCCCCGACGCACCTTGCTGGGTTACGCCCTTACCGACCCGGCGCGTCTCGACCCGCTCAGGGTTAGAGAGTTTTTCCGACAGCGTGAATTGAACAAGCCAGGCCCGAAGAGAATCGTCTTCCCGGGCACTGACGCCGTCGGAAAACTGCACCTGGCGCACGCCAAACGCGGATGCGGTGTCGTTTACGACTCGGTAGGTTTTGAGTTGGCCACCGGTGCCGGTCGCTTCTGCCAGGCGCATCAGGTTGCGTAAATACGTGTTATCGACGAATGGGATCTGCAAGGTGACCGCCAGCGTCTTGGGCTTAAACCCTTTGTGGGCCGAATCGGTGTTGCTGGTCTGTCCGGACAGGTCGTCGCTTTCGATTCGCAGGTTGGCGGTGACCTTGAGGTTTTTTCCGCGCACCTGTTCGCCATCGAGCAATAAAGTCATAGGCCCACCAGTTCCCGAACAAAGCCCAAGCCTTTCAGCGATCCGACCAGGAGCAATCCGGCGGACAACCCCCACTCGTGACCTGGTGCTTCGCCCTGCAGCAGCTGGCGACGCAACTCGGCGGCATTACCCGGGCCGATCAGGCGCGCGCGCATGGTGTCGTCTGCAGTACCGCCGGCGAACTGCGACTTGAGGTCGGCCAGCTTCTGGGCCTGTCCCTGGGCCTGGCTGGCTTTGCGGGCAGCCAATTGCGCCAGATCGGCCATCGGCGAACTGTCCGCGTAGCTTTCCAATGCCGACAGCTGACTGTTCAGGGCTTGCGTGGCGGCCTTGGTCACGGCGCAACGCTCCAGAGGCAGTGCGCCCCAGCGCGGCAGTGTGCCGGCGGTTGGCAGTTCCCACTTTTCAGCATCCAGCGCGAACAGGTTTTTCGCTCGGCGTTCGGCGCGCTGCAGGTCTGGCATGGGCAACACGGCATTGAATCGGGCCAAGGTCGCGGCGAACTTGTCGTAGCGCGTCCCCAGGAACATCACTGCCAGGGCGTATTGCGGACCAGCCGGACGCCCGTCGTCGCCGGTGTCCTCCAGCTTCTCGCCCAGCTGCTGCAACAGGTTGGGCGCAGACAGGTAGCGCTGGTATCCGCGCCCCTGCCCCACACCACTTTGAAATGGCGTCACCACCAGGCAGGCCGGTACCTCACCCAAGGCATCGGTCAGCCCTGCGCGGCCAGCGGCCACGGCGGCTTCGGCTGCAGCACCGACCGGACCGGGTGACGTGGTGGCCAGGTCGGCCAGACCTTCCAGGCGTTGCCCGGTGCTGGTCAGCTCGCTGCTCGCCAGATCCTTTGCCGCCTCGAGGTCCTGAAGCCACTGTGTCGACTGTTCCGGCCAACGCATGGTAATGGGTGCCCAAGTCATACCGATGCGGACTCCCATGCCACTGCGTTGAGGGCGTCCAGGTCCGAAGTCGATCGCGCCAGTGCCAAGGCTTGCTTGAGGTCGTTGGCTTTGCGCAGCCGCTGCATTTTGAATTCAGTGAACTCGTCACCGATCTGGCGCAACTGCTCGGCGGTGTGATCCCGGAAGGCTTTCAACCCAGATTGATCCTGACAGGCGTAATCGCCGCCGATGCCGCGCAAAATCATGCCGGTCAGATTCAATTGATCCTGAAGCTGGGTTTCGTAGAAAAAGCGATCGCCCAATACCGCCGACCAAAACCCGCCAGTGATCTCCTGCAGACATGCCGAATTGACCGCCGCTAACTGGGCGACGTAGCGCAGCTCGATCACCGCTGGGATGTCGTCGATCCAATGGCCATTGCCCCAGATCTGGCCCGGGCCTGGCACTTCCAGCGTGTACCCCGTCGGCAGCGAACCTGCACGCTCGATTACCAGGGGTTCGCGGGTCTCGGTGTTGTAGGCCGTCAACCCACGATAGGAGTCAACCAACTGCCAGCGCCGCCCATCCCAAAGCGCCGCCTTTTTTTCCGGTACCGCTGGCGGCGCGACTTCAACGCACCCGCCTGGGATCAACCAGACATCCGGTTCCAGCGGCGAGCGATCAGCCACGGCTTTGCCGGTAAAGATGCCCAGGTGATCGGTTTGATAGACGACTTTGGTGTCCATAACGGGTCTCAGTACTTAATGCAGGCAAGGAAAGCGATGTTCTGCGGGCGCGTTTCAGCGCCCCCGGAATAGCCGACGGTGATGGCGTGCGTGTGATCGCCCACTGTTCCAATGGAGATGTTGTGAGCGTGCGCACCTGCTGACGTGGTGGCGGTTGCAAAGGCGGGGTTGTCACTCCCGTTCAGTGGGTTTCGTGGTTCTCCCGGAGTGCCATAGTCCGCACCGTCCGGGGTTAGGTCGCCGTAGTGGACGTTGTGGGTGTGCGCGCCCTGCGTGTCGCTCCAGGCACCATGCGTGTGTCCACCAGCACCTGCCGCGTTGCCGCCGTGGTTGTGACTGCGAGTTTCATCCGCCTGAGAACTGCCCAGCACCCGGCCGACATCGATGCCCCGGCCATCGTCAAGGACACGGATGAACTTGCCGCGTGGGTCAGGCAAGTTGAAGGTGTTGACGCCGTCACCTGAACCGTAAGTGGTGCCGATCTTGGCAAACAACGCGGCATACACCGTGCGCGACACCGCCGCGCCGTTGGCCCTCAACCAGCCAGGTGGTGGCGTGGCCATCGCAAACGTACCGATACGGCCGACCTCGGAGTCAGCAATGATCTTGCGCATTGCGTTGAGTGCCTTGGTGGTCGCTAGGATTTCGCTGCTGTCGGAACCCGGATCGTCGCTTTTGGCATTGGGCAACTCGCCCAGGTCGACGTCCTCTTTGGTGGTAGCACGGGCGCGCAGATTCTCGTAGTCGCCGTTGCGCAGTGCGAACTGCTTCACCAGGGCGCCGGTGATTGGCTCGCTTTGGCGTAGATCAGTGATGGTTTCCGATGTGTCTACTCTGGCCAGTTCCACCAGGTAATGGGCTGTGCCGTTGCTGTCGACGTAATCCGTCTTCACGGCGCCGAATACCACCTTCCAGACAGCGACCGCGTCACTGCCTTCGCGGGCCAGTGCGACGTCCAGCCAGGCTTTGACCGGTAGCGCCGGCAACTGCACCTGGACAGGCTCGGCCAGTTCCACGCGGATCCCTTCCACGTAGGCAATCCCCGCCTTGATCTGGTACAGCCCGAAACTGCGTTCCAACTGCAGGCTGTCGGCCAGATAGCAAGCACGGCCAAACACGTCGCGATTGCTCATGCGCTCGCGCCGATCGATGCCGTTCAGGCGCATCGTGAAGTCGTGCTGCCAGGTGCTGGCGTCGACCGTGATGCCCGTCAGCGCCTGGGCACCGTTGAACTCCACCAGGAAGTTGCGGGTGACATTGTTTCCGATCTGCAGTGGCGGAATGTTCTTACGCTTCTGCTGGACCGGAACCGTCGCAACGGCCAGCAGCACACCTTCGGCGGCTTCCAGGCCAATCCAGTTGAAGTCCCAATCGCCAACATCGGAGCCCACCATCAGGCTGTAGATCACCTGGTTCGGGCTGACGTAACCTTTGCGGTCGTAGGCCTTGGTGAAGACGATCTGGTTCGCCGGCGGTTTGCCGGCCGCTCGATCTACAGGGGCATTGGGGTCAAGGCCAGGAACAAGGGCAAGAACGAAGCGAGCAATATCAAGCTTCTCCCCAGCGCCTTGCTTTTGGGCAATAAGACTTTCGCCGGCAAGGGTAATGCTAGCTCCCATGGGGGCTCCTAAAATGAATCGTTCAGAAAGGTGAGAATTGCGAGCTCGTTGATCACGACCAGGCGGCTTGCGCTGTCATCCAACGTGGCGATCAGGGTCTGTTGGTCATCGTTGAAGTCGGCCACGCCGATGTTCAGTTTCACCGGGGTAATCGTGACGAAGTCGTAACGCCGGCAAGTGCGGCCGTATTGCTGCATCAGGACACGCAGCAGCACTGGGTTTTCGCTCAACTGCGTATCGGACAGGTGCAGCAGAACCACGTCCCAATCGAGACCTGGCAGGCGCTCCTGGATCTCCACATATCCCACGCCCAAGCGTTCGAAAATGCGGGCCATACCGGCGGTGCTGCCCGCGTCCACGGCGTTGATAAACGCGTACTTCACCCGCAGGCGGTACAGCCTTTCGGGCTCGCCGTGAAAGCGCTGAATGTCACGCTGCCAGGCCAACAGATCGAGCACGCTCAGGTGGCAGGTCTCGGCGTCCATTTGCTGCAACGGCCAGTGCAGCCAGTTTTCGACCTTGGCCCACCAGGCTTGCGCGGCCGCTTTGAGCTTGGCCAGCTCCGGCCCGTCAAGCCAGAAAGGTAGGCTCAACTTAAGCATTCAGCCCCACCTCAACCCCGGACAGGCGCGGGATGGTCAGCTCGGAAATGATGTCGGCGTTGTCGAAGTGCAGCGAGTCGATGCCCGGGAACTGCTGGTGCAGTTCCTCGCCCAACCGGCTGAAGGAAAAACGGGATTGGGGGTGAGTCAGCGTCGGCTGGTAGTCGCTGGCCGTGCTCTCGCGAAACGCGGCACGGATGTACAACTCGATGTCAGCTTTCAACGCTGGCCAGCGCTCGGCACCGACTTCGGCCTTGGGCCAGACCGTCAAACGTACGTCATGCAGCGTGGCGGGCATTTCCAGCACCAGCAGGTCGTCGCCGTGGCCATGGTTGCCTTGGTCGCGGATGTAGCTGTTGATTTCAGCCAGGAAGGTGTCCGCCGGCGAATCGGCCTCGAACAGCACGAAGGCGTTGGCGCTGCCGGGCCCCCGGGGCGCGTTATGCTCAAAATAAACGCCATCGGGCTGCACACCCGGGAACGCGGCAATCATGGCGCGATACACCGCGTCGGTGTGCCACTGGTTGACCGCTGAGAACTGATTACGCACGCGCAGGCGCAGCTCGTCGTCGGGCTCAGTGTCGGCGCCGGGTTGGCTCAGCCAACCGTCAGCGTTCACCACCTGGACCACCCCTGGCACGGGCTCCGGCAAAATCGAAAAGTAACCTGGTGCGAGATTGAAGCCACTGCCGGCCTGCTTCGCTCGGGCCAACACCCGGATCTGGGATTCGCCATCGGCAAAACTGGCCGCTGCCACCGTCACCAGCTCGTACACGTTGCCGTTGATCGCAATCGACTGCACGCGGGTACCGGCCGGAATTTCCAGGAGGCCGGCCAGCGCGCTGCGTGTGAACAGCAATAACCCTTCGGCCTTGGTCGCTGGCTTGCGCGTGACGTTGACCGCCCAGGCCAGCATGTCCAGCCAGGCGCCGATGGCGGTTTTTACGAAGAAGTTTGGCAACACGGTGCCGGCGATAAAATCGATCAGCCACATGACCGGTTTGGTCACCAACGCGGTGATCACTCGCCAGAATGGCGACCAGGCGCTGGTGTTGCTCAACTTGCTGCCCTGGGCAACGACTTCAAGTTCCCAGGCGGCGCGCAACTTGGCCTCGGTGGTCGGAATGCCGGCGTCACTCAACGCCTGTTTGAAATCTACGTCACTCACAGCACTACCTCGACAGATCCGAATTCAACGGTTTTGGCCGTGACCAGGTACTTGCCCTTCCCTTCTTCCAGGATCCGGACGGTGCCCGGTACCAGGCGTACGTCAGCCTCCACCAACAGTTCCAGCTGCTGGATGCAGTCGGCTTGACGGAAGCGATCGCGCTCAGCGACCAGCGTTACCAGGAGGCCGCTTTCGCGGATCATGTGACCGATGTCCTGAGCGATGCTGGCCCGATCGTCCACCAACAGCGGCTGGTTCGATGGGTCCAGGGTCAGGTCGTTATTGGTGATCAGCAGATCGATATAGAGACTCATCCGCCGACTCCCATCGCGACCATGTTTTCCAGCTCCAACGGGGTCATTGGCTTGGCGGTGTGGATCTCGACCTTCTCCACACGCATTCCCTTGTTCTGATTGCTGGTGTTTTGAATGCTGGTCAGCAGGCCGCCCGGGGGCACAGACGATGCCCTCGACGGGGAAAGGCTCGGGATTACCGCATTGATGGTCTGCTGGGCTTTCTGCGCGGCGCTGGCAGTGCTGGCCGCGTTCACCGCCGCGTCGACACCAGGCACTTCGGGCATGCCGCCAAATCGTGCCTCGATGTTCACGCCCGGGATGCTGTTGATCATCTCGATCAGGCTGTTAATCGCCTTGTAGAAGACGCTGACGATGCTGTCCCAGGCGCCCTTGGCCATGGCCGACCAGCCGCCCATAGAGTTGAACCAGTCGGACAGGGTCTTGAACTGATCACTGACCCATTTGAAGGCGTCACTGTTGAGCAGCGCCGTGGTCCATTCGTCCCAATAGTAGACGGCAGCGACCACCGCCGCGACCAAAGCCACGACACCGACAATGATTAAAGCAATCGGGTTGGCCAGCAGCGCGCTATTCACCAGCCAGATGGCGGCTTGCCAAGCGAGCATCCCGACCTTGACCAGGCCCATCCAGCTGTACAGCAGCACCAGGCCGGCCACGAAAGCGATGGTCATGACGGTGTGAAACAGGAACATCGCGATACTGCGGTAGCCGGTCCAGGTCAGGAGCTTCCAGACGGTCAGCATCCCCAGCCACACCATCTTTGACATGCCAACCGCCAGCGTCAGCAGGGACATGCCGGCAATGATGCCGAGGATGGTCAGTGTGGTAATGCCGATCACGCGAGTGATATTGGGAAAGAGGGTGACCCAGCGCATCAGCGCCTTGCCGATCGCCACCATTTTTTCCATGAACGGAGCCAACACAGGAATCAGCACCTGACCAAACAAGGCGCGCATGCTTTCCACCAGGGACGCCCATTGCGCCCATGGATCCACCATGGCCTTCGCCATCTGCTCGGCATTCTCCAGGCCTCGGACTTTGCCCAACTGATCCAGGCCAATACGCAGCCGATCGGTGTCCTTGGCCAATGCCGTGATCACGCGAGCGCCCTCGCCGCCGAAGGCCTCAATCAGCTTAGTACCGGCCGACGCGCTGTTCAGATCACCAAACTTGCCCTCCAACTTGCCGAGGATGTCGAGCATCGGCAGCAACTTGCCGTTCTGGTCGACAAACGTCATCCCCAGCTTTTCCGAGGCGCTGCCGATGTTCTCGAAGAATGATTTGTAGATCCCGCCGGCGTCCCCGCCTTCCATGGTGCTGCTGAGCGAGCCGATCACTGCGAACTGCTCGGCCAGGTCCACGCCGGCCGTGGTGGCGATCGAGCCCACTTCCTTGAAGGCGTCCTTCAACTGCGCGCCGTCGGTGCGGAACAGCTTCACCGCCAGTGCGGTTTGCCCGCCCAGTCGCTCGACCCACTCGGTTTTGCCGAAGGCGTCAGCCTGGCCCTTAAACAGGTTGTACATGGTGCCCACATAGGCGCTGGTGGTTTCCGTATCGGCCTTGGTCGCCTTGGCCAGCACGTTGCTGGTGTTGGTGATTGAGGTCAGCTGGCTGGCGGTCAATCCTTTGATAGCGCCGTCGATCGTGGCCGCTGACGCCACAAAGTCCCGAGCGTTGGCGGCGTAGTCGACGGAGAACGCCAATGCCTTTTGATTGAGCGCGGTCAGGGCGTCTTCAGCCACGCCCAGCGACCTGACCTCGCCCAGGGCGCGATTCATCTCCAGGGCAGGCGCCAAAGACTGGGTGATCGCCACGCCAGCGCCGACCATGCCACCCAACCCCAAGCCCATCGTCTTGATGTTTTTTTCGCTCTGCTCGGCAAGATCGGAAAATCCCATTTTCACCTTGCCCAGGGGCGCGGTGACCTTGTCGGTTAGGCTCAAGATGAAGGCCAGGCGGGCAGCGCGGTCAGCCATGTGTATTTATCCGTTCAGTGCATGGACGATGCCGTTAGCCACGGCGATTTCCATGCGTTTCCAGTGTTCGTCCTCCAGCCACCTGGCCGTGCCCATCACCTCGGGTGTGGGCTCTTGACCAGGAAGCCAGCGACTGGACAAGGCCATCAGTTGACCTAGTCCGTCCTCGCTCAGGCGCTCAGCGTGCTCGAGGGCTTTTTTACGATGATTTCAACGTCCGGCGCGTACTCCTCGAGCAGGGCTCCGGCGATCTGCATCGTCATCACCGGGTTGGCCATCAGCGAGCGCAGATCGGTGCGCTGATCGGCTGCCACGGTGTTGCTCAGCAGGTTGTGGGACGGCGCGACCTTGTTGTTGGCGGTCATGGCGTTGAAGTACTTGGTCACGTCTTGCGGGGTCATGGAGAAGGTGAATTCCTTGTCGCCGACTTCCAGGGTGATTTCGCGTTTATCGATCATCGTGTTGTTCCATTCAGATTTAAGGGTGATGGTCAGCGCAGGCAGATCCGGCGCACGTGGTCCTGCAGCCCCAGGATCATTTGCCGACTGAGGGCGAGTTGATCTCTGAGGGTGAAATAATCCGATCGAGCGTCTGCTGTGAGTTCGGCGGTTCCTGCATCAGCCACGCCGCCGGCGCTGGCTTGGGTGGGCTTTGCGGTGCTGCAGCTGGCGGCGAGGCGCAACCGCTTACGACCGTCGTTAACATCGCGGCGCAAGCCATCGTTTTGATTGAGCGCATCGCTCAGCTCCTGGGTACGTTGAAGATCGATCTCTTCGCGTGCGGCCAACATTTCGCCGCTGATTCGGGCCGCTTCGCGCAGGCCACTGACTTCGAACTGGGCGAAATCGCGTTCACTACGGGCGGTGTCGCGGTCTTGGACGACTTGGATGAACCAAAACAGTGGAATCAATCCGGTCAAAGCCACCGCGAGAAAAAGGCGCAACGGGGTAATGATCATTTCGCGCACAGCTCCGCTTCTGCCACACGCCGTGCATGCAGTCCGCGAACGAACTGTTTGCGCCCCTGGGCATCGGTAACGAATGCCCACACCGGTGTTTTGCCATCCGGGGCCCAGGCGATCGCTTTGCAGCCGTCAGCGATACGTCCGGCATTGACCAGGCCGACTGCTCGACTGGCGCACGTACTCGGCACGCCAAAGTTATGCGCATGACTACTCAGCGCGTCGAAGGTGTTCTGCCCCACTTGCTGATTGGTGATGCAGTCAGCCAACTGCAGCTGACCTTTCTCGATCACCAATTGCTCCACCTGGTTACAGCGAGCGTCTGACCAGTAGTCTCCGATCACGACCGGATAAGGGCTGGTATGACGGGTGATGCCTTTGCAAACAGTCGGCAGTCCCCGGGCCAGCTTGTCGGCATAGACGACGTTCTGGCCATTGCCTTCCCAGGTGCCCAGGAACGCCAGCAGCCCAGAACTGCACAGGGCGATCGCGCCGGCGGTGATCTTGCCGCGCAGGCTCATGGCAGCAATACCCGCAACAGCGTCGGACCGAACATCTGAAGGATCGCCCACAAGGTGCTGGCAATCGCCAATGCCCAGGTGATCTTGCTGCCGATGGCGGACACAACAACGGTCAGCTTCTGCTGGCCGACATTGAGCTCCGACAGCTGACCAGACATGTGTTCGAACTGCTGTTCCAGCTTGGTGACGCGTGTGGGGACCAATTCATGCCGGGTCTCCAGCTGGCCCAGACGGTAGGCAATCATGGCGATCTCACCCTCTACGGCGGTCAACCGGCCATGCGCCGAAAGTGGTGCAGCGATTTTCTGCCGCAGACTGTTTGTCATCGGCGGGTTCCTTTCTCGAATGTGGTCTGGCATGGCGTACAGCGTGTGATCCCGCCAAGCGCCTGGCGCGCAGCAGGGATCTCGTCCTCGCAAGTCGCACAGTGGGTTCGGCTCGGTCCCGTTGGGCGCGGCTGGGCGAGTTGGGCAGCGATTGAACGCTCACGCTCCAGCTCCTCGATCGCTTTGGCGTTGTCGAGCCAATCCCCCATCAGCGCAGGCCCTCGATCTCGGCAGCAGCCAGGTACGGCACGCCGTTAATGCGAATGAAGTCCGGGCTGGTGACGTCAAACGGCACTCTGTGTTTGGACTTTTCACCGCCTTGCGGATCGATGTTCAGCAGGCTGGAGACCTTCAATTTGCAGCCGAAGGCCTCAACACGCAGTTCCTCTTCGCCGGCCTTGGCGAAGAACACGGAGTCGAAAGGTTCAAGTTCGCGAAAACTGCCGGCAGTGCGTGCGGCTTCAATCAGCAGGTTGAAGTTGCTGGTGTCGAATTCCATTTCCCCGCTGGCCGAGACGTCACCGTCAACGTGACCATTGGGGACGCCGCCGCTCTGCGCCACGGCCGTGTTGTCAGTGATGTCGAGGGTGCAGTTTTCAACGTGGACCAGCAGATCGCCCAGGTTCACGTCGAAGTTCTTGCCGCCAATACGTGACATAGGGGGTTACTCCGAATCGTCGTTGGAAAGATCGAGGGCGATGTTGGCCATCAGGTCTTTCGGGCAGTTGAGGGGCCGGATCTTGATGTAGAGCTCGACCTTGGTTTTGCTGAGCCACACCAGGACGATGTCGCCGTCCTTGGGCGCCTCGATCTCACCAGGGAAGACCTGGCCGGCGAACGTGGCGGACTTGGCCATCTGGCGCAGTGGTTTCATCAGCGCGCTGATCGCGGCGACCATACTGTTGGGGGTGTTGTTAAGTCGGCGATCGGCGACGCGGCGGATCAGTAGCGGGCGCACCTGGCGCGCGGCTTTGTCAGCCAGGCGCAAGTACTCCACCACCTGAAAGTCGCTTGCCGGTGCATCGAGCATGTTGCCGTCGCCCCAGAACACGCCCGGGTAATCCGGGTAGGTCTGCGACACGGAGAAACGCGCCTTATCCAGCTCGGCACGGATCGCCGATGGCAGCGGTACGCCTTCGACGTCAGCCGGAACCGCGCCCAAGCCCAGCACCGCACCGGAAGCCACACGCATGGGGCTGTCGGCAATGCTCACGGCAGCATTCGCCAGGCGACCGGCCAGCACGCCCAGGTCATTGCCGTGCAGCTGAGGCACGACCAGGACACGCGGCGCGGCCAGATCGGCAGTGATGGCCCGCTGCTCGAGCAGGTATTGATCCCAGGTCTGCAGCACGGTGATGCCGGCACTCGCCGCCATGACGAATGCACGGCGGCCGTAGACGTTGTTCAGCGAGATCGCCGCGTCATGCATGGCCGACAGTTGTGCGGCAGTGGTCACCGGTTTGGTGATCACCACCGCCTCGACCGAAAAGCCCTGCTGCTGGGCGTTTTCCAACGCTTCGGACCACTCACCGTCCGCCGCGATCGGCGCCGCCAGACAGGCCCAGCGATCGCCACCATTCAGTCGGGCGGCAGTGATCTGGGTTTTCAGGTCACTGGCTGGAATGCCCAGCGCGCTGTCCAGATCGCTATCGTTATTCAGAGGGATCAACTGGCCGATGCTCTTCGCGCCGGGGCCGATGAAAAGGAAATAGCGCTCGATCTCAGTCACGGCACCCTGGCCCAGATTGAGATTGTTTACGCTGACTTTGCCGAGTGCCATGCAGTGCCTCGCTAGCGGGGTGAATTAAGGATTTGTTGGAGCACCTGGTTCAGCAGCAAGCCGGTGTCTCGTTCGGTGCTGACGCCGATGAACTGGCGCTTGGGCAAGGGGATTTCCCAGCTCTGCGCGCCGCTGCTCTCGGCTTTTTCATCGCCCAAGATTCGGATCAGCAGCCCCGCCTTGGAGTAATTCACATGCTCCTGAATCCAGGCCACTGACGGCCGGGACAAAGATTTTTTGCCTTTCTGGCGAACCTTGAAGCCCAGACGACGCAGGCGCTTGGCCTGCTTTTCCGTGGCAGCCAGGCCCACGGGAACAGTGTTCCACTTGCGCATTTGGGCGGCGGTGCGACGCTCGCTGACGCCGTTGTGTTGCTGTGCGGCGACCCAGCTGGTCAGCGCGTTACGCCACCCCAGTTCGGCTTCGTCAGCGCTCACACGGGTGACGATCATCAGCTTGGCCAGGCCGGCTTCCATCTTCTTCTTGCCTTTGGCCGGCCCCTTGCGCGCCTCGAAAGGCGAGCCGTCCAGGTTCTGCTGGTCCCGTGCCCGCTTGCGGCTCATCGTCCGCACGCGCTTGGTGACGTTGTTCAGCAGACGCCGGCGCAGCTGCGGCGGCAGGCTGAGCAACGCCAGCTGCTCACGCACGCCCAGGTAGCCCCGGGCATCGAGCTCGAAGGTGCTACGCGCCACGGGTGCCCACCTCGCCGTGCTCGGCAATCCACAAGTCAAACGGGACAAATGCCCAGGTCTTGCCGAAGGCCTCGATCTCGCCGGCGGGATCTTCGGCCAGGTATTGCGGCTCGTTGAACTCGAGGGTGATGTCCACGTCGGCCAGGTCGTTGTCGAGCATGGTGATGTCGAACTTCGGCGCCGGCAGTTCGTCGCGGTCGCGCTCCTGGTCATTGGTTTCAAGCCAGCTACCCACCAGGGCCATCAGACGCCCCGGGTGATCGGCAAAACGCTCCAGCGCGATCGTGGCGCTGTAACGCATGTCACCCATGCGCAGGCCGTCGAGGTCGGGTTTCCAGATCAGCTCCAGGTTCACCTGGTCGGTCCAGCTGTCGAGCTGTTCCGGCAGCACCAACTGCCGCTCGATCAGGTACGTGGTGAGGGCGCGAAGTTTGATCACAGCAGCACCGCCGTAATGCGGCCACGGCCCTGCAGCGAGCGGACCGCCTGCTGGCTAAACTCGAGGAAGGTTTCACCACGCTCGGGCAGCTCTTTGCCGGTGTTCTCCGCACTTTCGCGGCGGTTCACCGTGGCGAACTGGGTCAGCAAGCTGGCTTTGGCACGGCAGTAAACAGCACGCTTGTACGTCGCGGCGTGAAATGTGCGCTCAGGTAGCACCATAGGGTCGGCAGATTCCACGACCGTAACTCCGGCGTTCTGCCACTGGCTTTTGCGCTTGGCCAGGTCGCCGTTGACCTCGATCATCGCAGTGGTCAAGTCTGTGACCAGCATCTCTACCAGGTACTCCGCCGGCAGGCGGTAACCCTTCTGGAACTCAGCCAAGGAGAGGTTCGGCCAGAAGCCGTCGTTCTCGATCGCCTGTTCCACAAAGGTGGTGGGTTTCCCGGAAAAGCTCATTGCTGGGCACTCGAATAGGGGCGGGAAAACTGTTTCAGTGGGTCAGGCCATAAATGGTTGGCTCACATCCACAGTTTCTCGCCGGGGGGGTAGTCGGTTATTCGGGGGCTTTGTTAGCCAGTTCTTTTGTCAGAGCCTTGCGAGCACCTTCTAGGCGCGTGCCGACACCAATGCCTTCGTACAGCGCTTCCGCACGTTCGAAGTGAGTGATGGCTTTCGCAAAGTCGCGCTGATCCAAGGCCAGAATCCCCAGCTGCTTGTGATAGCGAGCCGGGATGCGCTCGAAGAGCTTCCATTCACCATCCACCAAGGGCAGCAGGTCGGAGAGGTAAGGTTCGGGGCTACGCTTGGCCTTGTACTCAGCCTCAGCCCAGTCGATCACCTCATCCGCGACAAAGGTCGGCACATCACGTTTGAAACGCTCAGGCAGCTGCTGGTTTTGCCCCATCGCGAAGTTCGCCAGGTCCAGGCCGGCTTCGAACTGCGCGGTGTCGAATAGCCAGACCAGGACCTGCATCACTACCGAGTTCGGGAAACTCAATCCGGAATCGCGGTAGCGCTGCACATAGTCCAGGTACTTGGGCAGCAGCTCGTCACGCTTGAGTTGCTGACGCAGTTCGCGGCTATTGATCGCGCTGATGCGCTCCAGGTCCTGCGCCAATGCGTCTTCCATCAGCTTCAGGTGTTTCTTGCCGTTGGCTGGACTGGACAGCGCAGTGGCGGATGAATAGGCCATCGCTTCGGCACCGGCGCGGGCAGCTGCTGGACCGTCGGCCTGAATGCGGCGTTTGTGCGCCAGTGCCAGGCTCATCAGATCAGCTCCACTTTTTCAGCGGCCGCGAACTTCTCCAGCTGCTCGATCACGTAGCCTTCGTTGCGACCGTTGTAATCCTCAACACGGGAACGTTTCGGGTTCTCGATCAAGTGACGGCGCCAGCTGCTGTCCTGGAAGTAAATCGACAGGTTGTCCCAGCTGGTGACAACAACGGCGTTGACCGGGAAGTGCGGTACGGTGAAGGTCGGCAGACCGCCGTAGGTCGCAATGACCTGCGCGCTTTCAATGCGTTCTTTCTCAGTCGGTTTGCCAGCCTGATTCGAATACAGCTTGGCCTTGTCGCTCGCCAACAGATCACTGCCAACGATGGCAATCAGGTCACCGCCGTCACGGAACACGGAGTCGATCATCTGCTTGACGTCGTGCACCAGGGCGTCGAGGTTTTCGTAGTCGCCACCAGCGCCGAGGGTGATTTTTCCTGCGGTCGCGCCTTCCTCAAGAACCTGCTCAGGGATCTGCTCGCGAGCGATTTGCAGCCAGCCCTTGTTCACGTCCTGCAGCATCGGGTTGGTGGTCAGATTGGTCTGGGGGGCTGCGGTCAAGCCGTGCCAGCCAATCATGATGCGATCCAGAGCGATTTGCTTCTGCACTGCCGCCGAGTAGCGATCGGCAAAGTCCGGGAACTTCGCCCAGCTGTCGATCTTGGCAAACGGCAGGCCAACGTCCGACTCAGTGTGGAACAGCTCGTAGCCCAGGCCGTTCAGGTCAGAAACGTCTTTCGCTTCGCGGTCGGTGGTCTTGGTGTTGGTGCGGCTGGTCACTGGACCATTCACACCGAACATGACCTTCTCGCCCTTGATCTCAGTCACCGGCACTACGTTGATACGTTCGAGGAAATCCGCCCGCTCGGTGATCTTGTCGTTCAGTTCCTGGGCAATGCTCGGCTCGACGTTGAACTGGCGAGTCACGTCGACACCGTAGGTTTCGGCGATCGCTTCACGCAGCGAGGTGTATTGCTTCAGAGCACGATTGCTCAAAGATTGCTGGCTCATGTCACAGCACCCGCTTTTTGATTTCGGTGGAACCGGTGGTTTTCGGCAGAGGCTGACCGGTGGTGGTATTGAAGGCTTTTTCCAGCAGCGCTTCGATGCGATCGAGACGCTTGCTGTCGCCGCCTTTCTTGGCGAACTCGCGATCCGTTTCGGCTTCCGTCACGATGGCGTCGACGGCTTCTTTCACGTCATCGACTTCAGTGGTCGCCGGGTCGGTGACTTCAACAGTCGCCGGTTCGATCACAGCGGCGAGGCCGGTGACGACGAGGCCGAGTTGTTCGATCAAGGCCTTCAACGCCTTGGCTGTAGCTTCATCCATTGGGGGTTTGCTCTCGGTGGGGGTGGTCTGGGTCGTTTCGGTGGGGGTTTCGTCAACAGCGAAGCGCTTAAACAGGCGGGTCAGCATGTTGGTCAACATGCCAATCTCGCCCTTGGGCTCCTCATCACCCAGCACGCCAAGAGGTACAGACGCGGCGTAATGCACGGGCTCGCCGGTTTTGCGGGAAAAGTAGAGTTCCTGGGTGCCCAGGCTGGCCGGCGAATCGGTCACGGCAAGGCCGGACAGGTAGGCTTTGCCGCTGTTCGCGAAGTTGGGTGTAATTTCGATGCTGGTGAACAGCTTCTCGCCCTGGTCATTGAGGCAGAGCAACTTGTCATTAGGCTTGAGCTGGGCTTCCAAACCGACTTGGCCCGGTTCCAGATCGTCCGCTTCTTCCACCAGGCGTACCGCGAAGACGGTCCCGTAGGAACCGGGCCAGCGTTCGTGTTCACACCAGATCACCGCCGTGTATTTGGTTGGGCTGTAGGTCTCAGCGATATCACGCAGTTCCTGGGGAAGGATCTCGCGACCATCAGCGGTGGTGCCGCTGGTGGCGACACGTTTCCAGAACGAAACAAGGGAACGGGGCATGGGCGATAACTGCGCTCAATCGGTGATTTGAGCCGCCACGATATGCACCGGCCCACCACCAAACAAACGGTTCACTTTTGCTTTGGTCCTATTTCGCGGATATAGGTCAACCCCGGATTTTAAGCCCACGTTTACAGCGTTTTCGCCGCATAGACTGCGGCCATGCCATACGCCCCCGAACTTAAAGAAGCTGCTAAACGCCTCTATTTGCGCCGCTGTAAGCCGCGTGAAATTCAGGCGCAACTGTCCCTGCCCAATATCCGAATCATTTACTACTGGATCCGCCAGGGTGAGTGGGACGACATGCTGTCGGACGAAGAACCGCTGACGGCAGTTGGCCGGCGAATCACCCTCCTCCTGGACAAATCCACATCACTGACCAAGGGCGATCTAGACGAGCTCGATCGCCTGACTACCGTCCGCGATCGGCTGTTGAAGCAATCCGCGAAACCGGTACCGGCGTCGATCGGTGATCCGCCGGCGGACGATGGCCAGCGTAAAGAAGGACAACGGAACGAGCGCCGGGAGCGAGGCGATCGCAACGACAAGGGCGGGAAGAAGCGCGAGAAGAAGGCAAAAAACGAAGTCGGCGAGCTGACCGAGGTGGACTTCCTCGACAAGTTCATCAGCAAGATGTACGGCTACCAGAAGGAGTTGTTTGCCGCCAAACAGAACCCGCTGACTTGCCGAATCCGGAACATCCTCAAAAGCCGCCAGGTGGGCCTGACCTACTACTTCGCCGGCGAAGCGTTCATGGACGCCGTGCTGACCGGCGATAACCAGATTTTCCTGTCGGCCAGCCGTGCCCAGTCCGAGATTTTCCGCAGCTACATCGTGTCATTCGCACAGGAGTGGTTCGGCCTGGAGCTGACCGGCAACCCGATCGTGCTGAGCAAAAACGGCAAGCCATGGGCCGAGTTGCGTTTCCTCAGCACCAACAGCAGCACCGCCCAGGGTCACCACGGCCACGTCTACGTTGACGAATATTTCTGGATCCGCGACTTCGAAAAGCTCAACACCGTCGCCAGTGCCATGGCCACGCATAAGAAATGGCGTAAGACCTACTTTTCGACGCCGAGCGCTGTATCGCACCAGGCCTACCCGTTCTGGACCGGCGAGAAATTCCGCAACAGCAAACGCAAGAACGCCAAGGATCCCTGGCCGAGCGAAGCCCAAGCCGCGGCTGGCTCGCTGTGTCCGGACGGGCAATGGCGCAAGGTCATCACCATCCTCGACGCCATCGCCGGCGGCTGCGATTTGTTCGACCTCGAGCAGCTGCAGCTGGAGTACGACGAGGACAAATTTCAACAGCTGTTCATGTGCAAGTTCATCGACAGCACGCAGAGCGCCTTTTCCCTGGTCGACCTAGAGCGCTGTTATTCCGACCTGTCGTTGTGGACCGACTACGACCCCGACGATCCACGCCCGTTCGGCAATAGCCCCGTCTGGATCGGCTACGACCCCAGCCGCACCCGCGACGATGCCAGTTGCGTGGTTATCGCCCCGCCGCTCGAGGATGGCGGCAAGTTCCGAATCCTGGAAAAGCACAGCTGGCGCGGGCAATCGTTCAAGTACCAGGCCGACCAGGTCAAGAAACTCACCGAGCGCTTCAACGTGCAGCACATCGGCATCGATACCACTGGCATCGGTTACGGCGTGTTCGACCTGGTGCGCGACTTCTACCCGCGTGCGACCTCGATCCACTACAGCCTTGAGACCAAGAACACCTTGGTGCTCAAGGCACAGGACACCATTCAGGGCAGTCGCATCGAGTGGGACGCCGGCTGGAACGATATCGCTCAGGCCTTCCTGACGATCAAGCGCGGCACCACCGGCGGTGGTCAGGTGACCTACAGCGCGTCACGAACCGACGCCTCCGGTCATGCCGATATTGCCTGGGCGATCATGCACGCCCTGGCCCATGAACCCCTCAACACCAACAAACAGCGGCGCAGCCGCTACACATTTAGCGGATCAAGCACCCATGGGCAAACCAGCAAAAAACCAGCAGCAACTGCCGGCAACCGGTCCGATGCGGGCGTTTTCATTCGGTGCACCGGAACAGGTTCTGACCGAGAACATCGGGCACTACCTGGGCGTGTTCGCCACCCACGACGGACGAACCTACACGCCACCGGTGTCACGCCAAGGCCTGGCCAAACTGCTGCGCGCCAACGCGCACCACGGCGCCATTCCGGGATTCAAGCGCAACCTATTGCTGCGTGAGTTCGTATCGTCCAAAGGCTGCTCGATCAAGACCATGAGCTGTGCAGCGCTGGATTTTATGGTGTTCGGCGAAGCGTACTTCCGCCGTAACCGCAACGCGTTCGGCCAGGTGCTGGAGATGGACCACCTGCCCGCGATCAACATGCGGGTCAAAGTGGGTGGCGGGTTTGTAATGCTGCAGAAGGACGGCAAAGAGTTGGAGTTCAACGAACACGAGGTTGAGCACGTCATGAACTATGACGTGGAACAAAACATCTACGGCGTGCCTGAGTACCTGGGCGGCATGCAGGCGTTGCTGCTCAATGAAGCCGCTACCCTCTTCCGCCGGCGCTATTACAGCAACGGCGCCCATGCAGGCTACATCTTCTACACCAACGACCCGAACCTGACTGAGGACGACGAAGAGTCGTTGCGCGAACAGATCAGTGCAAGCAAGGGTGTGGGCAACTTTCGCTCGCTATTCGTGAACATCCCGGGCGGTACCGAGAAGGCAATCCAGATCATTCCTGTTGGGGATTTCCAGGCCAAAGACGAACTGGAGAAGGTCAAGAACATCACGCGCAACGACGTGATCGCGGCTTGGCGCATGAACCCCGCATTGGCCGGCATCATCCCGGAAAACAACGCAGGCTTTGGCGATATCGAGAAGATCGATCGGGTGTACACCAGCAACGAAATTCGCCCGATCTGCCAGCTATTCAACCAGTTGAATGACTCGTTACGCGAAGACAGGCGATTCACCTGGAGAACTCAAAAAGACACAGTTGATTCCACTACACAATCCGCATAAGCAAGAGTTTGCCACTGTATATTGTGGCAAGATAGTGGCGATTGACTGCCCTGGGGAGGGACACAATGCGAGTTATTTGCAAATGCGGACACAAAGGGCGAATCGCTTCGCGAGACCAGTTATCGGAGGATTTTGCGAAGCTCTATTGTCAGTGCCTGGATGCAAAGTGCGGGCACACGTGGGTTGCGAATCTGACGTTCTCCCACACGTTAAGCCCGTCGGCTCAGTCATTCGAAAGAATGTTGTTCGACCGTTTGAGAGACATGCCAAGTGCAAAACAGCGTGAGTTGTTTGAGCAGTTGGGATCACAAGCGAGGGTATAAGTCGCAAACCGCCGACTCAAAGATGTCGGCGATCGATTACTTCGAATGATCTATTTCAGGCACAACGACTGGGGGCTATCAACTGCAGACCCTTTTGGGTTGGTAACCAGAATTTCAGTGACCCGACGGACTTGTTGCTGGTCCAGCTCACCTAAACGACGGTAGAGCTCGATCAGACGGTGTTCAATTTTCGTCAGACCAGGCCATTCGAATTCGGTCATTCCAACGCGGTCGCGTTCATTTGTCGTGCGATCCAACATGCTTACTACTCCATAAGTGCATTGCTGAATCGATTATCCGGGCGGGAACTGGCTTTAGACGTTAATTCCTATGGCGGGCGGCGTCGTCGGCCATGGCTTGCAGGAAACGACGAATGGCTTCCTGGTCGAACGGCGTGATGCTCCTGTACTGCGTCACGAGTCGATCTTCTATCTCGGAAAGCGCGTCATTTGGCAGTGTGGCGCGAACACCATTGACGATAAAAGCCACGTCGAAACCCAGCTCACTGGCAGCCAGACTCAGGTAAGACGCCGGAGCATCGCTAGCACCAGACTCATAGTTGCCTTGGGTACGTTTCGAGATACCGAGCTTTTCTGCGAGCTGGTCTTGAGTCAGCCCCGCCTGAGCACGCAGTTGTCGCAGACGCGCGCCAATCTCTTCTGAGAGAGTCAAATTTTTTCCACTCTTGTATTTACATTGGCAATCTTTTGCCACATCCTGCGCTTGCCATCACACGAAAGCGCAAGGAATTGCACTATGCACAACACCACCACCCCCGAGCAAGCCCGCCAACAAGCGCGTGAAGTCTTGGAAAAGCGCGGTCAGTCCGCGAAAGACTTTGCTGTATTGCACAACCTGAATCCCAGCACCGTCTACGCAGTGCTGAGCGGCCAGAGCCGTTGTCGCCGTGGGGAGGCACATCGTGCCGCCGTACTACTCGGTATCAAAGACGGCGTGATTGAACAGTAACGGCACTGGGCTACAGGGAAAAGCAGAATATGGAAGACGCAGTTCTAAAGACTCGCCGGGAAGTTGTCAGCGCAATTATTTGCAGTTACCCAGGTGGACGGGAATGTGCTGCAGCGCGCATCGGTTTGGCGCTGAAAAAATTCGATAACCACGCCTATGAGAACAACAACAGCCGACCACTGACCGACGCTCAGCTTTTTCAATTGGAGCAAGAGTCCGGCACTCAGCATTTGCCCACCTACGTTGCGGCTATGTACGGCGGTTTGTTCGTTCCAGTCCCAGATCCAGAAACTATGGATAACGTCGAGATGTACACCCTCTCGGTACAGGTCGCCGCCAAGCGCGGCACCGTTGACCAAGAGATCGCCAAGGCATTGGCGGATGGATGCATCACCGAGCTCGAGGCGGAACACATCCTTAATGCTCACAACCTACACATGGCGGCACGTCACGCCGAAGTGCTCGCATCCATTGACCTGTACCGCAACAAATCAGGGGCTATCCAATGACTGACCAGCCTGCAGTACAGCAATATCAGGACATCCTCAAATCCGCTGCGCTTGGGTTCCTGGAGCGCCACCGATGCGAACATCTGAGCCACGATCAGCAGTTGTTCGACCGCGCAGTGCAGCACCTGGTTACCGACTATGACGTCCTGACGACGATGGCTGAAAAGATGGTGCACCTGGCCTGCAGCGATATGTCAGCGGTACGCGACCGGCATCGTCTGGACATCGTCAGCAGCACGTCGGCGCACACCGTCATCATCGACCCTGCCACCGGTAGCGCTTGGTCCATCCCGGTCAGCGTTATCTATGAACGCATTCTCAACGCACCGGACAACGGTCGCTTCCGCGTAGCCGCACCGTAACACCCCACCCAATAAACCGCCTGCCTCCCCCGTGGGTTTGGGTGAGCTGCGTCCGAAATTGAGGTTTGACGATGGAAAACGCCATGAACATCAACGCAAAACTGACGCCAGGTCAGGCCCAAGCGCTCTTGGCCAGCCTGCGCGAGCAATACCGTCTCAGCCTCAATGATCTTTGGTACGCGGACCAATATCGATTGATTCCCGATGGCCTACGCCACGGATCAATTCTTGCCAACAGCCCTGTGATGGCCGCGCAGAAACATCTGATCGGCGCCCTCACCCAAAGCCTCGGCCTCAGCCTCAAAGTAGCGAAATAACCATGAGAGACGATCTGCGTCACGACGTCCTGCAGCGTATCGAGTCCGAATTCGGCCTTAAACACCGTGTCCCCACTAACTACATGCGGGGTGGCACTTGTCCCAAGTGCAACAAAAAAGAGCTGTATACCCGCTTCGACAGTCCGTGGCAGCTCATCTGTGGCCGTCAGGAAAAGTGCGGCCACACGGTGCATGTGAAAGAGATCTACGACGACCTCTTTGAAGACTGGAGCAAGCGCGTTCCCGCTACTGAGAACGCCCCAACAGCAACTGCGCGTGCATACCTAGAGTTTTCCCGCGGCTTCGATATTTCATTGATCGGCGGTTGGTTTACACAGGAGACGTACTACTCCGCTCAGCACGATGCTGGCAGTGCGACGGTACGCTTCGCCCTAGAGAAAGGCGGATATTGGGAACGCCTGATCGACAAGCCTGCGCGCTTCGGCAAGATGAAGGCCCGCTTCAAGCCTGGGGAGTCCTACAAAGGTGTGTGGTGGTGCCCGCCGTGCGTCGACGTGCTCGAGGCGAAAGAGATCTGGATTGTCGAGGGCATCTTCGACGCGCTTGCCCTGGTGCACCACAACATCGCCGCCGTATCAGCGATGTCATCTAACGCCTTCCCTGCCGACTCTCTGCAAGCCTTGGTGGCGGCTCGCCCAGGCAACCTGCCAAAGCTGGTTTGGGCGCTTGATAACGAACCAGGTGCGCACGCTTACACCAAGCGCTGGGTCCGTATGGCCCGCGAACTGGGCTTCACCTGCGAAGCAGCGCAGATCCCCCAGAGGGACAACCGCAAGGTCGACTGGAACGATCTGCACCAGCGTTGGCAATTCCTGGACGAAGGCGAGAAGCGTGATGCTCAGGTCGACAAAGACATTACCACCGCCCGGCACCACGGTGCCCTTCTGATCGCGGAGAACGCCACCGAGAAGGCCTTGGTGATGTTCGACTGGAAGCGCCGCAGCGAATTCCACCTGGAGTTCGGCAACCGCCTGTACTGGTTCAAGCTCGACCTGGAGAAGTACAACAAGGCGATCCAAGAGCTCGAGGACAGCGACCACCACGATGATCAGCAGCTGAACAACAAACAAATGCGGGCCAAGGCCATGCAGCAGTGCGGCGCGCTGCAGCGCATTGCTACCTGCAACCCCAAGGCCCTGTACTACCAGGAAAACAAACTCACCGACGAGTCCTGGTACTACTTCCGGATCACGTTCGCCCACGATGCGGCGCCGATTAAAAACACCTTCACCAGCTCGCAGATCGCCTCGTCTGCAGAGTTCAAGAAGCGCCTGCTCGGCATTGCCCCGGGCGGGATGTTCACTGGTACCACCCAGCAGCTGGACGCCTTCATTGAGGAGCAAACCGACGCCCTCAAAACCGTTCAGACCATTGACTTCACCGGCTACACCCGTGAGCACAGCGCGTACGTCTACGGCGACGTGGCGGTGCGCGATGGGAAAGTGTTCAAGCTGAATGAAGAGGACTTCTTCGACATGGACCGGCTGAGCATCAAGACTCTCAGCCAGTCGGTGATCCTCAATCTGAACACGGACCTGGAGAAGTTCGACACCGAGTGGATGGACATCATCTGGCAATGCTTCGGTGCCAAGGGCCTGGTCGCGCTCGCCTTCTGGTTCGGCTCGCTGTTCGCCGAGCAGATCCGGCAGCACCAGAAAAGCTACCCCTTCATGGAAATCATCGGTGAGCCAGGCGCCGGTAAGTCCACGCTGATCGAGTTCCTATGGAAGCTCTGCGGTCGTATCGACTACGAGGGTTTCGACCCAACCAAGGGCACCCCAGTTGCTCGAGCACGTAACTTCGCCCAGGTCGGCAATCTGCCGGTGGTGCTGATCGAATCGGAGCGGGAAAAGACCGATGGCAGCCAAACCAAACAGTACGATTGGGACGAACTGAAAACCGCCTACAACGGCCGCAGCGTCCGCTCAACCGGTGTAAAGAACAACGGCAACGACACCCGCGAGCCTCCTTTCCGTGGCGCTGTGGTCATCGGCCAGAACCACGCGGTAAACGCTTCCGAACCCATTCTGCAACGCTTGGTGCACATCGCCATGACGAAGGATGGACAAACGCCGCAAACCAAACTGCAGGTGGAAAAGCTCGAGCGTATGCCGGTCGACCGCGTCAGCGGCTTCCTGGTCAAGTCCACCATGATGGAAAGCAAGGTGATGGAGACCGTCCGCGAAAAGGGCCCCAAATATGAACAGCATCTGCTGGCCCTGCCTGAGATCCGCACCGTCCGGATCGCGAAGAATCACGCTCAGCTGCACGCCCTAGTCGATGCCCTGGTTCACGTTGTCCCACTGAAAAAACATCAGGTGGACGCGGCCCACGCCGAGATCCAGAGCATGGCCAAGGAGCGCCAGCTGGCGATTAACGCTGATCACCCGATCGTCGTCGAGTTCTGGGAGCTGTACGAGTACTTGAACAGCACTGCAGGTGGGCTCAACCACTCCCGCAATGACGGCCTGATCGCGGTGAACCTCAACGACTTCGCCAAGGAAGCCGCAGAGAAACGCCAGAAAGTCCCGGACCTGACTGAGCTCAAGCGCCATCTGAAAACCAGCAAATGCCCAAAGTTCGTTGAGACCAACAGGAACGTCTGCTCGGCATGGGATACCGATGCCGCTGAAAAACCGAAAACCGTGCGGTGCTGGATCTTCCAGGCTGCCTGATACCACTAATAGAGGAAATCCCCTGATGCAAGTCCAAGTCATCACCGGTGACGGCAGAGACGGATCAACAAACATGCTCAAGCACTTAATGGAGTTACGGGATTGGATCAGCAAACCAGCAACCGTTTATGCAGAGGCCTACGGCGCCACCGGTCTCGTCGAGACTCTTAAGGTTCGTGCAGCGAATGAGAAGGAAATTCTAGTGTTGGACTGCAGCAGAGAGCAGATCCAAGCACTGCTGCAATGGCAGTCAGCAACTGACGACATGATCGAGCTCGAGGACCTAGTGCTTCACCTGGTAAGGCGAGTGAGCTCATCAGGAACACTACAAAACGAAGGGGGTCGTCGTGAGTAGGCTGGATCGCTTCATGCGGGAGAAAGAAGTGCTGGGGGTGACTTCGCTATCTAGAACCACACTTTGGAGGGAAATAAAGAGAGGAAGATTTCCTAAGTCGGTTGTGATTTCTGCTGGGCGTGTGGGATGGCGAGAGTCGGCAATTTCAGCGTGGCAGAAAGCGCCTGACTGTTGGATAGCCGATGACCTAACTGATTCCAACAAACGCACAAGGTAGAAATGTGTCGAGAGCTGCATTTCAGTTTTTTGAGAAATTGAAATGCACCTATGATCTAGGTATGCTCCATTTCAAATAGAAGGAATTTTGAAATCATGGTCAAGTCACCGCCAAAGCTGATGCCCAATCCGTTTGAGATAATCATTAGAGATCATGCCAAGCAAACGGGCGCTTATCTCGAGCTCAGCCAAGCACTCGACGCGCAAGGTCGCTACCTGCATTTCGACAAGCTACGTTTCAGATTTCCTAAAGAATTAGATGCCAGCTTGGCTTGGTCGGTTGTTAGAAATGCGAGAAATCGGCAACTAACGCCAGTAATTGAACTTGGTGAACCACCGAAAACATGTAAATTTCTATACACACCTGCTATGCATATCGCAGTATCCGCCTGCGATCAACATACGACTACCGCCGCGCTAGAATGGATGTGCTCTAAAATCGGAGAGTCCAAACAGCTACAGTATTTACTAAATGATCTTGTTGAAGATGAAGCGATCAGCAGTAGCCAACTTGAAGGTGCCGCAACGACTACTAAAGCCGCAAAGGACTTATTAAAAAGAAAACGCGGCGCCAGAACACCAGATGAAAAGATGATCATCGGCAACTTCAAGATGATGGGACATGCTTGGGAGTGTAGAGACAGAGAACTTTCACTTGACTTGATAACCGACCTGCACCAAGTTGGTGTAGAAGGAATAGACGATGACCGCTATCACCCCGGCGAATTCCGAAACAATGATGATATTGTAGTGGAAGATGGAGACGGCAATGTGGTTCATCAGCCGCCATCAGCGGAAAATTTACAAAAGCGGCTGCAATCAGTAATTCAGTGGGTCAATACAAACCACACCGACATAAACAGTCAAAATTACATTCACCCAATGATAAAGGCGATCATTCTCCACTTTATCATTGGCTATGAGCATCCATTTCACGATGGCAATGGAAGGGTCGCTCGATCGTTATTTTATTGGTATTTATTTAAGCGCGGTTTCGGGGGCTTCAGATACATAGCTATAAGCACGCTATTAAAAATAGCTCCGATAAAGTATGGAAAGAGCTATCTATACACCGAAACGGACGATATGGATCTAACATATTTCATTGACTACCAATGCCGTGTCATAGCACGTGCCATCAGGCAATTTAAGAAAAATTACGATGCAGCTGTAGAAGCTATAGATCAATTTAATACATTCCTCTATGCGTCCGGACTATTTGGAAAACTCTCAGACAAACAGAGAATCATCTTCAATGTCGCCAGAACTGGAAACAGTAAATTTTTCACTGCAACCAATGTAAAAGAAAACCTAGGCTGTGCTTACAATACAGCTTCAACTGCTCTTAATGGCCTGGTAGATTTAAAGCTTTTCCGCAAGGTAAAAAATGGGAACGAATGGGTTTACTCCATGATTGAGCCAAAACAAATATTAAAAGCATGGGACAAATAG